CTTCTACCAGCGTTCGGTGGTAGCGGAGCTTTGGCTAAAGGCGGTATAGAGGGTTTTAAAAATATTTTTGGGCGTTTATCTGGTGGCGCTGTCCCTTTTGCTAACGGAGGTATCGTATCTACTCCTACTCTGGGATTAGTGGGTGAGGCATCAACTAGAAACAATCCAGAGGTCATAGCACCCTTGAATAAATTAAAAGGCATGATAGGGCAAGGCTCGCAAAAAGTAGAGGTAGGAGGTGAATTTAGGCTGCAAGGTCAAGACTTAGTAGTAGCTTTGCAAAGAGCAAATAAAAATCGTAGTAGATTACTGTAATGGCTTACGAGGTAAAATTTGAGTTATTTTTCTCAGACGTAGAAAACAATAAATTCAAAATCGAAATATTAGAAAAAGATTTTGTATTAGATCGTTTTGGGACTGGCGTACAACCTACTCAGCTAATTGGTACTAGCAATCCAGCTACAATAGAATGGGATGCCGATGATGACATTTACTCGCCTATAATTGGCTCTAGATGTATTTTAAACTTCTTTGTCACCGACTCGAATACTTATGACGACTTTTTTAAAGCTGGTGAGAGACAGTATAAGGTAAAAGTATTACAATATGAATCTTATCAGAAAAACTGGGAAGATGAAGAACTTAAATACGAGCAAATAAATCAGAATTGGGATGCTAAACTAGGAGCTGAGATTTTTTATGAGCCTATCTGGGAGGGGTTTATTGTGAATGACGGATATAGAGAGGCTGTTATTTCAGCTCCTTTTGAGTTAAAATTAGAGGCTATTGACGGATTAGGTACTCTAGATACTTTTGACGTACCATTTCCCTCTGACAATACAAGCTCAAAACAATCATTATTTTTTTACTTAAAAGAAATACTAAAGCTAACTGGTCATGAATTCGATATTTACATAAATAATGATATAAGAAAAACTGGGGGAGCGACTAATGACACTATTTTTCATGATATAGAAGTCAATAGATATATCTTTTCTAATAACAATCTAATTTTAAGAAACGCTAAAGAGTCGTTAAAAGAAATTTTAAAAGTGACAAATAGTAGAGTCTTTCAGTCTTTTGCTCACTGGTACGTTATAAATAACTCTAGTATCATAGACAATAGAGTTGACCAAGGAACTTACGGAGCTAGTGGAGCTGACATAGCTAACGAAACCGCTCAGCCTACGCCAGCTAATTTATACAGCGCACCTCTTATAGAGATAGTAGGAGAATCTGTAATGTATGTAGACGGAAACTATGTGCTTACTGTTCTAAGCTCACAAAATCAGCCAGTAGCTTATCAGTGGACAAGACCAGATAGTAGCACTGTTTCTCAAACTATTGGGACTGCAAACTTTGGCGAGCTATCTACTGGTATATTAACACTTAGCAATAACTCTGATGTTTACCAGCTTACAGCAACTGACTCAGATGGCAATACTCATAGTGACAATTTCATTTTAAATGTACAAGAAGCACCTATACAAAATGAAACACAAAGCGGAGGCGCTACAACTGGAATAACTTATTTTCAAATCAATTTAGGTGTGACTGACTCTGTAAGTAACGCCTATGTTTCAACAAAAAATATTATAATAACTTATGCAGCTGGTGAAGTTGGAAATTCTTTTACCTCGACTTTTAATGTAGTATCAAATAACGGAGAATTCACAAGCGTTAATAATATTACTTCAGTAGAAACTACAATAGGAACAGCTACAAAAACTCTAGTAGGTAACATAATAAGAGTAACTATAAGCGGTACACTTGTTACTGGTGGTCATGTTGGTAATGTAGTAGTAAGAGGCTCAGCTGATACTAGAAGATTTACACACACTTATAGTCTCAATGTAAGCGGTCTTACAAATATTAGTTTATCTACTGCAAATTTAGTAGCCTCTAAATCTGAAGGCGAAAGCTATACTCTTACTAGAACTCTATCAACTTCAAGCGGTTTTGAATTTAAAGGAGCAATAGGCTCAGCAGCTGTAATCTCAGCAATACAAAACACTGGTCTAGCTGATAATATTACAATAACTAAAAACTCAGATACTAGCGCTACGCTTACAATTACTGGCACTATGGGAGTAACAAACGAGTCAGCAACTGTGACGCTTTCTGGTAGTGCTATAAGCAATACTCCAGCAACTTCTGTAACCGCTTCTCCTAGCGCCTTAGATTTAGCTAACAATTCTGGCTTTGTTGATTTAACAGTTACAGCAAATGGTAATTTTTCAGTAGGAGCGGACAGACCATTTTTATCTTTCGTGCCTAGCACTGGGGTAAGCGGTACTCAAAATATACGAGTAAGATTCTCAGCAAATCAGAGAGTATCAACTCGATCAAATACAATTAACTTTTTTCCGAGAGCTAGCACTTCTGTAATAGGTCAAGTCTCGGTAACTCAAGACGGTTTAGCATAATGGGACTTATACAAAACTATATTAAAGATTTTTTAATTACTACCGAAGTAGAAAACATAAGCTATAAAGTTTTTGATTTTGATGGCGTTTATAAGTCTACTGAGGAAGAAAACGTATTATTCAGCTGTCCAGAGAATCTGATACCACTAGACAGATCGCTAGTTAAAAGATATGAAAAGCCTCTAAAGGATGTTATATTTAAAAGTAATTTACAGCCATTAAATCACCTTAATGGTAATAGTCAATTTTTATATGGGACAGACGAATGGACTTTAGGCAGCGGCTCTGGTATAGCACAAACAGCGCCCACAATTATTGAAGCTACCGATTTTAATGTAAAGCCATTGTCTGGTAATAATTACCTACAAGCAAATGGCACTGGCTCAGCTGACCTACTTATAAAATCTGATCTTACAACTTTAAGGCAAGGCTTTCCAATAGAAATAGCTTTTTCTTACAACATACAAAAAAATATAGGCTCATTGTCTGGTAAATATTCAATAGGCGTATTTTGTCAATTAGATACTAGCGGAAACGGTACGCCAGATTTAATGTATGATTTTGAGTCTAATGAGTTTGTAACTTTTGTAGACGATGGCAACGGTAATGCAACTAAAAAATTTCAAGTAGAAAATAATATAATAGACAAATGGGTAGGATTTAGAAAAACTTTAGAGCCATTCCAAGCCTCAGCTGGTAGTACCGACCCTAGAATATCGGTAGGTATGAATTTTCCAAATAATCTAGCTTTAGGTGATCTTACTCATATAGATAATTTTACAATAGCTGAAAAATTTGACGTAAATATTTCTAAAATGAAAAGCGTAAGACGACAGTTTTCTTATCTAGGAGGGTTTACTGGAGTGCATGAGACAGAAAGTATATTTAGCAATGAGCTTTCAAACGATAATAATTTTGTCGGACAAATAGAAAGCTCTTATGAGAGAGCAAGAGAGACCGTTTTAAAATCTTTAGAGCAAATTACTACCCAACAAATATTAAACGACAATAGAGACTTCCTAACAAAGTATGAGGGCGTATTTAAAAACGTAGATATAAGAAATTTAGGGCTACATAATAAATTATGGATAAATTTCGGAGGTGACAGCCTACAAGAAGAAAAATCTGGCTACCTAGATTCAATGAAATTCGATGTTAAAAATGCTACTTATGAAATTAGGATGCACTTACCAAACCAAGACAATGACGCTCTTTCTACATTTAAGTCAATAGCCGAATAGGTAAACTAATTTTTGTTTGCTTTCCCCAAAGGAATTTATTCTGGAGGGGATTTTTTTAAAATTTTCTTTAAATAATTTTGGTATATTAAAACTTTTTTTTAAATTTGGTACATATTAACAACTAAAACTATTAAAAATGACAAACGAAACATATTTTATTTTAGAAAATGACTGGGTAGGATACCTTGATGATGGGCAAAAGTATTTCAGTTATGTTGACGCTATTAACGCTTTACACGAGAAACTAGAGGACATTAATTATAACTGGTTAAATAAAGAACATCCAAAATCAAAATGGAATGTTGAAATGGTAAACGGAGAAAAAAGAACAATCGTTTACAAAATATCGGCAACTAAAGCTAAGAAGCTAATTAAAACAAAAAATTATAATTTATATTAAAACTAAAACTATGGCAATACAAAAATATAATGTAAGAGTAAAGTACCCTTATATAGCTATCGTAAATTCTAAATCATATAGCTGGAGAGGTAACAAGAGACCTAGTGAATGGGTTATTCATAAATTCACTAGAAACGGAATCATTTTAGATAAGTGGGGTAATGCTAAAAACTATTTTACAATTACTTCAGATTTTAAAAAAGCTATTTCTAATGTTAGAAACTGGTATTTTCCAAATCTAAAAGCTACTGGATGGACTGACAAAAAACAGTATAAGACAATCAAAGGCGAGTCTGAGATTGACTTACTCCTTAGAATTAAATCTGAATATATATGAAAACAATAACTAAAATCTTTTGCGCCTTATTCTTTGTAATGACTGTACTACAATTTATAAGAGGCATATTAATAAACTAAACAATGATTATAAACGTACAAGAAATTTTTAAACACGAATTAAAGCGTTTAGGTCTTAATAAAAAAGATGTAGCCGATCAGCTGGGTATAACCTATCCAGCTTTGGCTGCAAAGATCAAAAACGTAGATAACTTTAAATTCAGTGAACTCAGAAAGTTAGCTGATCTTAATATTAACTTAAAACTCGATATATATTATGACACCAGATTTCGCTCAGAAGATGTTTAAGGTTTTCCATGAATTGGAAACTTTAACAAGAGATAAGACTAATCCATATTATAAAAGTAATTACGCTGACATAAATAGCGTTTTAGGACAGATAAAACCAGTATTAAAAAAATATGGTTTCTACATTGTGCAACCTATTATAAATGATAGGGTATGCACCTTTTTAAGAGATGAAACTGGTAACAGTTTTCCAGAAATGCCAAAAAATGCTAAAGAACTTAATGAAGCTTCTGAATTTCATGGTATAAAAATAGAAAGTAATGAGCCACAAAAAAAAGGCTCAGAGATTACTTTTTACAGAAGATTCGCCCTTATTTCTTTTTTTGGATTAGAGAGTAAAGACGATGACGCTAATGCAACAGTCAAAAACAATAATTATAATAATCAAAATTTCCCAATATGACACAATTTGAACAAAAACCAAACACATTCGTTTTATTTGTAAATGACAAAAAAGCGGACAATCAACCAGATTTTACTGGTAAAATAAAAACTGAAAACGGTAAGGAGCTTAAGCTAGCTTGCTGGAAAAAAACTTCTAAAAATGGAGTTACCTACTTAAGTGGAGTAGTAAATGAATTTGATGACAAGAGCGTCAAATCAGACGGATTACCTTTTTAATTAACTGGCGGCTCCCCTGGGTCGCCTTAAATTTTTTACTATGGCAATAAAATCAATAATAGATAAAGTAGAAGAAACTAGCCCAGAATTTATCGAGGCTACTAGAATATTTTTTAGAGCTGAGCTAGATAAAAAAAACAAGCAGCTTAAAGAATGTCAAGAAGATTTAGAAATCGTAAAAGACGCTAATCGCTATATTAATTCTAAATATAAAAAACTAAAAAACAAATATTATAAACTCATTAATGAAAAGCAAAATGAAAAAGATCAAAGAGTCAAATAGTAAATATCATAGAAATAAAATTATTTCTGGCTCTGGTCTTAAGACTATTTACGATCAGTCTATTTATTACTTCTTAAAAGAAAAAAGGACAGAGACTGACGCTATGAGGTTTGGAACTGCGGTACATACTTTACTGCTAGAGGGTAGAGAAAAATTTAGAAATGATTATTTTTTTATGCCTAAACTAGATGCAAGACTTAAAAAAAATAAAGAGCTGATAATTGAGTATAAAGAAAAAAGTCAAGGTAAAGTAATCTGGGACACTGTAAAAGGTAGAGAATTTTATTATATATATCAAAATTTTATTTCTTACCCTTTGGCTCTTAATTACACTACTGGTATTGTCGAGCTTTCTCATTATGATACTTTTAAAGATTGCAGCGTAAAAGTTAGACCAGATTGCTACGAGCCTAATAACTGGGTCGCTGATGTTAAAACTAGCCGAGACATAACTCAAAGGTCTTTTAGATCAGAGATAAGGCGTAGACATTATGATTTGCAAGCTACATTTTACTGCGATGTATTGGGCATTGACCCAAAAAATTTTAGATTCATTGCTGTAAGAAATGTCTACCCTTTTGATTGCGAGGTTTACAGCCTTAATGAAGATATGATTTCTTCTGGTCGTTATAAGTACAATATAGCCCTTAACCAGTGGAAAGACTACCTAAAGACTGGTAACGTCACCAGCTTTTATTCTGAAAACCGTAATGAAGATGGCTCAATAATATTATGATACATTTAAGACTCTATCACATAAGACGACTTATAGAGGCTGATTTAGGTATTACAATAAACACTAAATCTAGAAGGCGTGACTTAGTTGAGGCTAGACATATTTACTGCAAAATAGCTAAAAAACATACGAGTTTCTCACTACAAAAAATAGGTAGAGAAATAAAAAGAAATCATGCTAGCGTATTGCATTCAATAAAAAGGGCTGACGAATTTTTGTCAGTAGATATAGACTTTAGTAATAAATATCATAACTTAGAAGATAAATTTTTTGAATTGAGCGCTAATAACTTTGCAAGGTTTTTAACTAAAGAAGATAAGCTACAAAATGCAGTGATGCAATATTTTAAGCTAAAGCACCCTAAGGCTTTTGTCATACACTGCCCTAACGAGGGTAAGCGTACACCTTTTGAGCGCTATAAATTTAAATATTTAGGCGGCTTTTCTGGTGTGCCAGATATATTATGCTTTGACAATCGAGGCGGATATTCTGGACTCGCTATTGAACTAAAAGTAGGATATAATAAACCTACTGACAATCAGAAGGCTTGTCTTGAAAAGTTAGAAGAGAAAAACTGGCTCGCTACATGGGTAAATAATTTTGACGATGCAGCTGAAATCATAGACAATTATTTTGATTTTAAAATAGATTTAAATGTATAACGAATATAAAAAGGTCTATTATAACGAGGTCAATCAAAAGGCATGGCGTACAAATCATAGTGACGTAGACAAAAATTTAAATTTTGAGTATGTCGGTAATATGACAGAGGCTGAGTACGAGCTTTTGATAGAGACTTTGTTTGAGCTTTATGAAAACAATGAAATAAGTCTTAAGGCTTTTAATAGAATTTTTGGAGATATTAGAACTTTTTGCGACTACATAAAAAAACTCGTAGAAAACGCCTAGCAAATGAAACCTACATATTACGCTATTTTACCAGCTGAGGTAAGATATTCAAAAGACTTGTCGCCTAGCGCTAAGATTCTTTATGCCGAAATAAGTGCGCTAACAAATAAGAGCGGTAAATGTTATGCGCAAAACTGTTATTTTGCTGAGTTATATAATGCAAAAAAAGGGACTGTAAGTCGATGGATTTCACAATTAGAAAAACATAAATTTATAAAAATCAAAGTTATAAGAAACAAAAATAAACAAGTTACTAAGCGTTACATTTTTGTTAATACCTCCCTTAAAAAAATCACATACCCTATAGTAAAAAAAGCTAAGGATAATATTAATATAAATAATAATAATATAAAAAAGAATACTACTGCCGCTTTTTGCTCTCAAGTTTTAAATTCTTATAGCCATATTGTAGAATTATTTCCAGAGGCTAACCGCCCAAAAAATGAGAAACAAAAAAACGACTGGCTACAAATTATAAAACTATGTAAGACAAAAGATAAGATTAACACCAGACAGCTGTATTACATTTTACAAAAAGTTAGATCAGATGAATTTTGGAGCGAAAATTTCTTATCATTGCTTACCCTTAGAAAATCTAAAAATGGCGTTAGAAAGCTAGATAGATTTCTAGCTAAGTTTAAAGACAAAAATTTTGATTTAATTTATGAATCCAGTAACTGAAAAGATCACCTCTGAAATAGAATTAGCTGTTTTAAAAGCCTTAAAACCGTATGGCGATTTTAAAAAGTCAGACGATAAGTTTTCTACTTATGATCTTTTTGGCACTACAAACGGACAAAAAACACTAATAGAAATAAAAAACAGAAGCACTGAGTATGATAATTGGTATATAGAAAAAGCAAAAATCGACAGACTTGTAGCTCTTAAAAATAAAGCTGCATACAACTTAAGGATTTATCTTTGCATGGTCGTAGAAAACAAAGCCTATTTCTATAATGCTAATGAGATTGCAAAATGCCAAGTAAAACAAGTTTATATAAACAATTACACAAATGAAGAATTTAATATTTCAAAAATTATGCCTAAAAAATCAATAAGAAAACTATATTGCTTTCCCAAAAATATTTATAAAACTAAAATTCTAATATGATACAAGACTTTAACGACATAGGTATTTTTCCTAAGTCAAACTCACCAAATCAAAAATTAAAATGTCCTAAATGTTCAGACCAGCGCAAAAATAAAAACGATAAGAGTTTAAGTATTAACTTGACAGAAGGTCTTTATAATTGTCATCACTGCGGCTGGGCTGGTAATGTAAAATTCAAAAAGAAAAAAGAGTTTATAAAGCCAGTAATTACCAAAAGTAAGCTAGGCTATAAAACAAAAAAATGGTTTTTAGAAAGAGGTATTTCTGAGGCTACGATTGTAAACTGGCAAATTACTGAAAGCACTGAATTTTTTCCCCAGATAAATGATAAAAGAAAAGCTATAAACTTTAATTACTATCGTAATAAAGAGCTAATAAATGTAAAATACAGAGACGGAGAAAAGAATTTTAAGCTAGTCTCTGGAGCTGAGCTTATATTTTATGGTCTCGATAATATTGCAAACTCTGACAGAGCGTATATTGTCGAGGGTGAAATGGATGCTCTTAGCCTCTATGAAGCTGGTATTTATTCCGTTGTATCAGTACCTAATGGAGCGTCAAAAGGCAATCAACGCCTCGACTATTTGGACAACTGTTTTAGCTATTTTAAAGATAAAAAAGAGATAATCCTTTGCACTGATAACGATAACGCTGGTCTTAACTTAAGAAATGAGCTAGCCAGAAGGTTAGGTAAATATCGCTGTAAGTATATTGAGTTTAACAATTACAAAGATGCTAACGAGGTCTTAACAAAAAAAGGCGCTGAAAGTCTTAGAAATATTTTACAAAAAGCTAAATCATTTCCCTTAGAAGGCGTAATAAATATTAACGATATATGGGACAATGTTTTACTGTTTAATGAAAAAGGCATAACTAATTATTCAATAGGTCTTAACGATTCTAATAATTATTTTAATGTTTCTTTCGGAGAATGGAGCGTAGTCACTGGCATACCTAACAGCGGTAAGTCAGACGTTTTTGATCAAATAGCAGTTAATTTAGCTCTTAGTCATGGTTTTAGGACAGCCTTTTTTGCTCCAGAGTCATTTCCATACGAAGGACATATAAAAAGAATAGCCAACAAACTAAATAAAAAAAATTGTACTAGCGCTGACTTAGAAAATACAAAAAATTTTATAGAAGATCACTTCTATTTTATAAAAATAGACTTAGAAAATTTAACTCTAAAGTCAATACTAGAAAAATTTAAAGAGCTTGTATTTCAAAAAGGCGTTAATATTTTAGTTATTGACCCTTGGAATATGTTAGACCATTCCGCTCAGAGAGATTTCACTTATATAGGCGCTATGCTTTCTCAAATAACTCAATTTGTTCAGCAAACTAATACCCATTTATTTTTAATTGCTCACCCTAGAAAAATGGAAGTAGACAACCAAGCCTATAAAGTACCGACTCCGTATGACATTTCTGGCAGCTCAGACTTTTTTAACAAGGCTTACAACTGTATTACAGTTTATAGAAAGCTAGGAGAGATCACTAAATATGGAACGGATGCAGTTGAGATTCATATTCAGAAAGTAAAACGTAAAGAAAATGGACAGCAAGGTACTTTTATGATAGCTCCAGACTTTAAAAACGGTGGCTATTATTGTTCTATCGACAAAGAAAAACAAAGACTGACCAGCGTAAACGATAATCTACCTTTTTAATTATGACAGAATTACACTACAAGGCTTTTAAATGGGCTATGGACAATAACATAAGAATTTATCCAAAGGTAAAGGGTAAAAATTTTGTGCTTATATTAGAGCGTGAAGGTAGGCAAGAGACCTCTGGAAAGGAATATTCTAAAAAAGATTACCAAGACATAATCTGGGAATTTTATCTAACTTTGTATCAACAAAACAAAGACAGTAAAAAAGGTGATTGAAATAAAAATTTATCCGATCATGGGCTTTTGCGTAGGTATAGAGTATTTAGATGCTTTCCAAGTAGAAACTATGAAATCAATAGACATTTATTTCGGTATCTTTGGAGTCTCCTTTAGATGGTTATAATGGCTTACGACCCAAAAGAATTAGAAAAAAAAGCACTAGCTGCAATACAGAAACATAAATTAATGTTTGTTGAACATATTGTAGCTTTTTTGCCTTGTTCAAAATCTACTTTTTACGATTTAAAATTGCACGAATCGGACTCTATAAAAAAGGCAGTAGAAGAAATGCGAGTAGGTAAAAAAACTAAGATGCTTTCTAACTGGATAAATTCAGAGACTCCTAGTCTCCAGATTGCAGCTATGAAAATGATTAGCGAAGAACACGAGGCTCACAGACTCAATGGCACTAGGCAAGAAATAAAACACGAAGGAGGTATAAAGTCAACTCTTATTGAATGGAAGCCAGCAAAAAAGTAGATCAGTTTTGCAATCGTCAATTTTATGATCTTATTGAGTCTGACTCTAGATATTTTGTTAGTCAAGGCGGAACTCGATCTGGTAAGACCTACGCCATTTGCCAATATATAATCTATTTACTTACAACAAGACAAGACCCAATAGTAGTAGATGTAATAAGAAAAACACTACCAGCACTAAAAGCCTCTATAATGAGAGACTTTTTTTCTATTGCTGAGTCAACTGGAGTTTACTTTGATGGGTTACATAACAAGGCTGAAAACACATTTCACTATGGAAAACACTTAGTACGTTTTCTCTCCATAGATCAGCCGCAAAAAATAAGAGGCTCTAAAAGAAACATAGCTGTTTTAAACGAAGGTAATGAGCTAGATAAAGAAGATTTAATACAAGTGGCTTTTAGATGTAGCGAGAAGATAATAATAGACTTTAATCCTTCTGACCCTATTCACTGGATTTATGAAGATATTATACCTCGTGAAGATTGTCAGACTGTTATAACAACTTATAAAGACAATAATTTTTTATCACCAGAGATCATTAAAGAAATAGAGCGGATGAAAGACAGAGACCCCGACTACTGGCGAGTCTATGGCGAGGGTCAGAGAGCTGTATATTCTAACAGACAAATTTTTAATAATTGGCAATTCATACCTCACAAAGATTTTCCAGAAATAGACTTACAGTCAGAAGCTGTAATTGGCTTAGACTTCGGATTTTCCGTAGATAGTGCGGCAGCTTGTATTGTATTTAAAAAAAACAATAGGCTATATGTCCATGAAATATTGTATAAAACTGGTATGACTAACCAAGACATAGCTAATTTTTTTAAAGAAAATAACTATGATAGGATTCTTACTTTCTATGACAGCGCTGAGCCAAAGTCTGGGGAAGAACTCAGACGCATGGGTATTTTTGCTAAGGCAGCTATAAAAGGTCAAGGCTCTATAAATGCTGGCATAAGTCTTTTAAAAGAATTTGACATTTTTGTTTCTCAAGAGTCAAAGAATTTTGCTAAAGAATATGCTGGCTATTATTGGGAGCAACTCAAAGATGGTACGATCATTAATAAGCCAAAAGATCGCTTAAACCATTTGATGGACAGCCTCAGATATTGCACCTATTCACAATACTCAAAGCGGTCAGATTTTTTTGTAATTTAATTAGTATTTTTGTAAAAATATTTTTTAATGGCTAACTTATTCGACAGATTCAGAAACTTACTGAAAAAAAACAGTCAATCCACAAACATAGCCTTCAATAGAGCTATATATAACTTTCTAGGTCAGACGCTTATTACTTCTGAAGATAATGACGACAGCTACATCAATAAGGGCTATCGTTTTAACTCAACCGTTTATTCGATTGTAAACCTAATAACTAAAGCAGCCTCGACAGTACCTTTCCAAGTTTATGAAGTGCAAAACAGCAACGAATTAAAAAGATATAAGGCTCTTACTTCTGGAGATTATGGTAACCTAACAAATTACAGAGCTAACCTAAGTCTTAAAAATGCTTTGGTAGAATTACAAGACACTGAGCTGCATGAGCTTTTAGAAAGACCTAATCCAGCTCAATCATACGCTAGCTTTTTGACAGAGATCATAGCTTTCGGAAAACTTACTGGAAATCGTTATATCTATGGCATTGCACCAGAGACTGGTGGCAACGCTGGTAAATATGGAGAGCTTTACGTTTTGCCAAGTCAAACAATAGAAATACATTCTGGCGGTCTTATGAAACCAGTAAATCACTACACAATGGAGTATAACGGTACTTATCAAATGTTAGCCGAAGATGTTTGCCATATCAAAGACTACAATCCTTTAGCTGACGGAACTGGGAGCAATCTGTACGGTATGTCACCTCTAAAGGCTGGTCTTAGAAGTATGGATGCTAACAATGAAGCACTTACTACTGGCGTTAGATACTTACAAAATCAAACCGCTAGAGGTGTGCTTATGTCTGAGGAAGGTGATCTAAACGAAGTACAAGCCAGACAACTAAAAGAAAAATTTAAAAAGCAATATCAAGGAAGTAACAACGCTGGCGATGTTATTATAACACCTAAAAAATTAAGCTGGGTAAACTTCGGTCTTAATGCAGCTGACTTATCGCTTATTGAGCAATACAATACAACTATAAAAGACCTTTGTAATATTTATAATGTCCCAGCTGTCTTACTTAATAATGTAGAGTCAGCTACTTACAACAACATAAAAGAAGCTCGTAAGATGCTTTACACTAATTCGGTAATACCAGAGCTTTATAAAATTAGAGATGAACTGAATAGATGGCTAGCTCCTAAATTTGGTGACAAGTTATTTATAGACTTTGATACTTCTGTAATACCAGAGCTGCAAGAAGAAAGCGAAAAGATCGTAGCTCAGATGGCTCAGAGCTGGTGGCTTACTCCTAACGAGAAACGTATGGCTATGAGCTACGGTAAGGATGAAGAAAACTCTGAAATGGATGACTACTATGTACCAGCTAATCTACTGCCTATTGGTAATTCAGATATGCCAGATATGACTCCAGACCCTATAAAAGAAGATAGCACTGAAAAAAGGCTAGTAGCTGGAATGACAGACGTTTACACTACAATAGCTGAGGCAAGAGCTAGAGCTGACCAGATGGGCGGTGAGGGTTTTCAT